CGGACAACTTCAGGCGGATATGGAACCGACAATTGAGTATCAAGTCTTGAAAGAAGTGCCTCGTTTAGATTGTGGATAGCGCCTGCAAGCTGCGCCGGGCCCCTGGAAGACTTCAAGTTATCGAGTTCGAGCTTAATTCTTGTGTCGGAGCCGGTAGAAGATCCCGAAAGCGCCGTGCCTACTTCCTGAACGATTGCATTTCGGTTCGACTCAAAGTTTGTGACTTCCGGCTTTCCGAACTCTTTATTTACTGAGTTCCAGGCTTTGTTTATAAGGTTTAAATCAGCATTTTTAAGCGTCGCAACCTGATCCGAAAGCGCCTGCATTCGAGGAAGAATACCTTCAACCTGTGAAATTACCTTTTGATTCTGCGGGCTCTTTTGCCAAGTGGCGTTCGCTTCCGATTTATTGAAATCGAATTTGGGGTATTTTTTAAGAATTTCCGTTTTGACTTTTGAGGCCACGGGGTTTCCCATGCTTCCCTTGATATTATTTGCGGAATCCTGACTGTTCGCTACCGCCTCCGCCAAAGAATGAATATCGATTTCTTTGGATTTCGTGTCGTGTTTGGCCGATTCAAGCTCAACCTTGCGCTTCTGCCATTCATTTGAAGTGTCGCGGTCAATTGCGCCCTGGTCGGTCCAGCCCTCTTTATTGGTTAAATAGTCGCGGTTGCCTTCCGCGAATGTCTGGAACTCGGACTTTTCAGGAGATGGACCGCGAACGCCGGTATTAATGCCAGCCGGTTGAGCCGTTGGCGTTGTCGGCATCATGGGATTCACGGGAGGCTGACCCGCTGGAGCGACAGCCCGTGGATTTGCAGCACCGGGAGTAACGGCAGGCTTTCCGCCGCCGCCCGCCGCCACAATAGTCGGTTTTCCGTCCGGCCCGGTCCCCCAGGAATAAGCCGAAGGCGCTGACTGCTGTGATTGCCCGCCGCTCATCATGCCGCCGCCACCCGAGTCTGGCTTTGGAATATAGACGTAATTGCCGGTAGAATCTTGTACCCGGTCATACTCCGCTTTCTGTGGAGACGAGTATATCGGCTGCCTTGACGTAGGATCGTACAGGGTTCCGCCTGGTGGCACTTCGATTGGCTTAACATCGGCAGGGCCAAGGTCTTTCGATTCCCCCGTCACAAGATCCACAGACAGATTTCTGCCGTTTGATGTCATTACATGATACTGATGCTGTGCGCCACCGTCCCGCTGCAATTTCGTAAGAGTCGGCAAATTAAACCTTGGCGCGATTTGGTTATATTGTTCGGTCACTTTCGGAAGATCGGCATCCGATGTATGCTGGACTACCATTGCAAAAGACTTTAGAAAATCCTGCTGTTTCTGCGAATCCATTTGCTGCTGGCGCATTTGTCTTTGCTGTGTCCGGTCCTGCGAGTCGTCGTAACCCATTTGGGCAGATCCCGCCGCCGCGCCTAACGCTCCTATCATTGAAGGGGCCATATCGTTTATCCTTTAAGAGGAAGAATAGCTCGGAGCAAAAATACTGCTGTCCACATTTCCCATGCCCCAATTGTTCGCACTCAAACCCGAGACGGAATTACCGCTCCCGCCACCCCCGCCGCCGAACCAGCTTGACGGGTACATCGAATTGAGGCCACCGCTGTTATTCAAGGAGTTAATCGAAGATCCCAAGCCGTAGGCGCTACTCTGCATGAGATTTCCATACATCCCGGCCTGTTGACCGAAGCCCGAAGCCGCACTTTGATAGCCCTGCATGGCGTTTGAAGTAAGTCCCCTGCCATAACCGGCAATCCCCATCATTTGATTCCACCGCTGCTGGTTCCAGGAAGATGAAAGATTGGCATTATCCTCAATACGCCCTCGCTCCTGAGAGGCCTTAATGCCAGTGCTCATTCCAGAGCCGCCCGGATACTTTTCCGCCATCGACCTTTGTGTGTTGGCTTCAAGGTCAGCGTAAGATTTGTTAAGTTGCCCTTCTGCCTGGAGATATCCGGCTTGCTTGTTGGCCGGCTGTTCTGCCTGCGTTACCATTGCGTTTTCAAGCGGCGCGAATTCGGTCATGTACCGGTTCCATTGCGCCATCGCAAGCTGTTCTTGCTCCTGCAATGCTGCGGTCTGTGCGCCCATTGCGCTTGACATATTGCTGGCGTTCATGATGCTGCCAACCGCGCCTATACCCGCAGATCCAACCGCTAAAGCCGTTCCTACCGATACGCCCGACATATTCAGGCCTCCGTGTTTATTACAATATTTTGTGAGTCGTCATGGCGAGACATTAGCATTTCGTTTTCGTCTGTAAATTCAGACTCGGCTTGCTCTACCGTTTCCGCCGAACTGGGGAAAATCATTGTGACAAAGATATCGGTGATCGCGACAAAGATTTGTTTTCTTCCAGCTTGCGCCGGGATGACGTTGAAGCCTGCGAGGTTTAAAACCTTATCACCCGCAAAGACTCTTGCACTGCCCGAGACGATTACCTGAGTAGGAACCTTTACCAGCACCCCGACAATGACATGGTTGGCCGGGACTATTACCGTTCTTGAATACATGCCGCCGTGAAGAACATGCATCGTCTTGAGTTCCATTTGTGGAAGTTTTGCAAGCTCGGATTCAACCTCGCGAACCCTGCCAACGACTGCCTCCGACATTGCAGGCATCGCGGGAAGTGAAGGGATTGGTTGCACCAAGTCGTTCATTTCGAAAAGCTCTTAAAAAAAACACGATTTGTTTCTTTATATCCCCGGCGCGGCAAAACCTTTGAAAGTACACTCTCAACCCTTGCGGAACATAGAAAGCCTGGCGCCCCAATTTGTTCGGAAAATTTCTCGGCGGCGGCAAGAAGTTTCAACCCTGCGCCGGTCTTTCGGTAAAGTTTACCGACAAAAAAAGACTCTCCCATTGCCGACAGGGTGCCATAATGCGGCGCAAGCGTGACCAGTATTGATAGAAAACCAATAAGTTTGCCGTCATGATAAGCGCCAAAAAGAACAAAAGACCCAGTAGATTCGATCTGATGATAAATATGGTTCTGAACATTAATGAGCGGCATTCCTTCGATGCGTGCTTCGTTTTCATACTCTTTGCACAAAGCAGGCAAGGCTGTATCCGTCTCAATTTCGTGCAGCCTGATTTTCCTAATCTCGATCATGAACCCCTCTTCCAATAATAAACCGTAGTGGAACCGATTGTTTGAGTGCCAAGAGAAGTCCAGGTTCCGAACCCGACAAGCGTGTTAGGGTTCGTATTGACAGCCGTAGGCATCACGGAACCTACCGGCCAGCTCCCCTGAGATACTTTCTTCGCCGCAGTTGTGGCTACTGAAGTAACGGTAGACGTTGTAGGCGTGCCGTGAACATGATTTGATGAAGCATATTCAGGGCTATTCCCTGCCGATGGGCTCATATCAAAATTTGTCTGAGCTACAATACTGCCGCCGACCTTTGGTATGCTTCCATGCAAGGCTGCATCATTGGTTGATGTCGCACTGCCAAGGTTTTTTATTGGCCTTCCTTTAGCGTTAAGACTCTGATTCGTTCCAAGAGCTGCGTCCATGTCCTGCTGAACTTGCTGAAGAAGATTATTCATCTCCACCAGATTCGTGCTCGTAAGGCGGTAAACTTTCGGCGTTCTGGCCATTAGTCCTCCAACTGCGTCACGACGACATCATCGACAAGGCCGCTTCCGGTCCATCCGATCTCGCAATACCTTCCGGAGTTTTGTTCCGGAAACCTCAGCCGCTTGTCTCGGTCGGAAGGCGAATCAAGATTGACGGCCTTTGATCCTGCCGGGCTTCCATCCACCGTGAGAGAAAGGCTTACTGAACCGGACCCGCGCATAATGCAGGCATCAAAGGTTTTTTCTACCGGCCGGTCCCCGTAAAGTTTTCCGCTCTGCCAGGCGCATGTGGATAAAAGAGTTTGTGACCCCATAAACTTCTTTATGCCTTGAGAGTCCACGACATAAAGAAATCCGTCAGCCGGGTTTTCCCATCCAGCGTAAAATATCGATGATAGCGTTGACCAATTTAGTTCTGTGCCTCTTGAGGCGTTGAGCATTAAAGTCATGTTCGAACAGGCAACAATAAGTCGCCTGTTAACTTCTGCGATAAAATTGACAGTCCCGACATTCGCGTTCCACCACTCTAAGCCGTAACCTTCATCGGTAAGCATCTGGACCCCGGCGTTTGTCGCTATGGCCAGCCCGCCTTCGGTCACGAAAACAATCCCCCGCGTGGTCGAACACGCCTTTGTGCTGGTACAGTTTTCCGTTCCTATTTTGGTTGAGGCGTAAAGCACTTCTGAGTCGGTGCCCGAAATCGGGTAACATCCGTCTTCGCAGAATATTGCCGCGTAGTTCACTCCCACAACAACCGTTTTGATCGGCTTTTCCATATTCATGTTGTAAACGGGAGGCCAGGAGTCCGGTACACCAGGCTCACACCAATAGAGGGTGTTGCCCTTCCAGGCGAAAAGCATCCCGTTATAGACGCTATTTGCTATTCCGTCGAAAGTGGTTGTCGGTGGCCCGTAGGTAATCGTGACGCCGGTTTGTGATCCGGTGTATTCGGTATCAAGCTCTGTGCCAAGATTTGCATCAAGGGTGTTGTCGATATAGGTTGTGGTCCCAATTCCGAGGGTAGCCACCAGCATGAACGCACCGGAATTGCTCGAAAGCCGGTAGATATACCAGTGGGTAGCGTTCGGATCGTAAAATGTGGGCGCAGTGATCTGCACTTTTGACCAGACGGTTGCAAGTCCGTTCACTGGGGCCGCTGACGATGGCCCGGATTTATCCATCATACCGCCAACGGTTCTATCTGTGCAGACAAGATAATAGACGGTCCCGTTCACGTTGCCTGGATTTACAAGATGGTCGATTGTGTGATAGGAAATGCCACCGGCAAGACAGACATAGATCGTGTTATACCCAAGAGTATCGACGTTTCCGTAGGCCCATTGGTGATCGGTAAGGCCCGCCGAAAGACTCCCCTGCGTTGCTACAATATCGTCTATTGCGAGTTCGGCAGGGAGATCAAGGCCAGGGTTCCCGCCTGCTGCAAGCTGACAATAATAAACGCTTGCCCCTGAAGTCGTTGAGGTTGTCGCCGTCCATTCATAGGTGGTACTGGTAAGTAATGTATCCGTGGTAAGGTTTGTGACCGTGGGGGGATTGGGGATAGGTTGGCCCAACGCCACCGTAACCCCGCCCACCGTTTTCATGGCAGTCCCGCCATTTAAAAATATCAGGGCATCGTTACCATCCAAAAGCCATTCAAGATAATATTCCTGACTGCCGGTGTACCAAGTATTTAGGTATTGAATGAGGCTATCGGGATAAGGAGGACCAGATAAAGCCTCCACGAGAGAGTTCCCCGGGAGCGGCCTGACCTTGCCGTTTGCAAGCTCGCAGTCTTGAGCGACTACGGCCATACCCGGCTTTAAGTTGCCTTCATAAAGCGGCGCGATCCCGCCAAATTTGCTCAACCCGATTGGCTTCATTACATCGGCCTCACGTCTTGGTAACTCGTCTGATTGTAGCCATCCGATCTAATCTGGCTCATGCCCTTTTCGGAATTGCTGCGGTACTGATCTCCAAGTTTCATGTCTTCAACGCCCGCCTCGTCGAGTATGAGCGCCGCCGCGACAAACGGAAGGTACTCGTGATAGTATCCGGGAATGAGCGGGTCAGGGTAATCGGCCAAAGGGTCCGCCATAGGGAAGGGCATCCCCGCATAAGTCACCTGGACGTTTCCTATTTCGTCGGATAGCGGATTGCCGGTTGTCTGCGGAATGGGTTGTATCGAAATCTCGCCATAAGAAAGAAGATCTATCGTCCATGACTGCGGGTCTCCCTGCTCGACGAGGACCGCATTTTCAGCGTCAAGTGTAAGCGTGCTAACCGGAAGTATGGCCGGAGACGTCGCGCCCTCATAACCGATCCTGAGCGGGTAGGCGTAAGGGTGTTTTGTGGTAAGCATCGCAATGTGTTGTGGAATATTATAAATGGGCTGCTGTGCCTGAAGCTGCATATCCACTTCGTCTTTTATGAGTTCGGTCTGCATTGCCACTTCAAGACAGGCGAAGTTTAGAGCTTCGATAATACGAGACTGTGCGTATTTCTCTCCGCATGGGTCTTCCAAACAGAGAAGCGTTCGGGCTATCAGCCAGTCAAGACGCTTGGCCTCCTGAGTTATGGTATACATTAGAACGGCCTCACTTCGTTGCCCATAGGCCCTTGCCAAGTAGCGAACCTCTTTAGCCGGTTCACTGCCCCGCGCCAGGTCATTAAAAACCTTTTGAGTTTATCCTGATGCACTTGCCTTTTTGAATACATGCACATGCGTGCCGCGACTCCGTATTTGATCCACATATGTATGAACTCAGGAATGCCGACATCCGGGTATTGATTCTGACGCTCAACCACTTCAGGGGTCCTCAGATACCAGACCTGAATATTTCCCTGTGGACTTATGATGTTTCGGATGATCTTCCCATCACCGCCAAGCCTGGTAAAAGGAACTCCCCTTATCGCCCGTAACGGCTTATTAGCGTCGAAAGGTATATGTCCATCGGCATCGGAAATGCCGCGCAAAATGCCGGGAGTGATACTGTTTCCACCACCATCGCCAATATTATACCCGCCGCCGCCGAAGGTCCCACCGCCAAAGCCTGCGCCCTCCGTGAAGGTGGAGCCTGTTTGTGAAGGCGTGGGGAAAAAGCCGACTTGGTTTGGTGCCAGAAATTCCCGGAAAAAATATCGCGGGTCCCCGGTTGGCGTAAACGGAAGCCGCTGCAAATCCCGCTTTGTCTTGCTGGTTGGAAGCAAAAACTTTCCCTGTAAGCCGTGGATCATGAAGCGCAACGGCCTGATGCAATCGGCTGGAAGGTTATAGACATTTACCCCTGCCGTGATTGGAACAACTGCCGTTCCTCTAAGTATCCCACTATTTTTCGCAAGATCGATCAATGCAAAATTCAGATCGTCCAGAACTTCAGAGTATTTCCAGAGCCTTCCGTCTGTACCGCTCCCTCGAAAATCCAGGCACAGACGGAAAGAATCATCGATAATCTGCTGAACTGTTCTTGCGTAAACAGAACGAACCATTAGGCGGCATCCATCATGGCTTGATAGCGTTCCGGATAGTCCTTTATCGGGATTTCACCTTTGAGCGCCACTTTTCTGAGATGATTGAATTCCTGCTCGGAAAGTTCAAAGGGGCCTTGATAGGGGAACCGGCTTACCATGCCCACAACCTTTCTCTGCTCACCCGGCTTATTGGCATACTGCGGATATTTTGCGTTTTTCAGGATTTCGATAAACGCCCAATTGATCGGAACCCACATCCCGCGCTGAAGAATTACATTGTGACCGTTGCAGCAAACCGGAACGTCGTCTATTTCATGTTCGCTCCGTTTCTGTTCCAGGCGGACAAGCCCCCACTTCTTCGGAAGATCGTAGTTTTTCTTCCCCTCTTTAGGACGTTTCTTTAGAACTGAATCAACTACCTCATCAAGAGTCGATCTAACCTCAAAAGTTCCGGGGTCTCTTTCGGCCGGCTCGTTAAATCCTTGATCGAAATTCTCATCTTTTTTGCCTGACATTGGATAGTCCTTTCCCGATCATGCCCCCGCCGTTATGGACGAGGGCACACCGGCCATATTGTTGTGATTTATTTGGTGGCGATCCAGACGATCTGATTGCCTGAAGAATTCAGGTCACTATCCGTTCCGAGGATAAACCCTGCCGGGACTTCGACAACGCTTCCGTTGTATGGATTCTGGCCGGAAGGATCAACGGCGAATCCCGCACAGTTGTAGTTTATGCCCTGAACGCCACTCGCGCTTTGAGGCTCGATGGTCCATGCTGAGAGAGTTCCTGAACCGCCTGATCCCGTGGCAGTCACAACAAGGGACGTACCCGAATAGGAGGTGATAGTGGCAACCATATAGTTTGTCGGGCTGGCAGTCGAGTATATCAATACGGAACTGCCGACCGTCAACCAGGGCAGACCACCGGGGACGGTAAAGGTAAGAGAACCCGAACTTGCAACGGTATTGGAACTTGAAGATGTAGTGGTAAAGCCGGGGATTTCCCAATCGCCGTCCAGGAATATCTGGTTGGCGTTTGCTCCAAGGCTAGGCGCGCCTAAAAGGGAACTATTTACCAGCGCGTTGAGATTCCAATACCCGCTTGAGGTAAGATACTGGATTCTGTCACCGCCAGGGTAAGGCAAGATGCCTGCCGAACTTAAAAGCACCCTGGTGGGAGAAGATGTTCCCTTCTCTTTAATACCTTGAGCCGCACCGGGAGCGTAGGCAAGTCCGAATTGCTGATCCCATGTGACCTTAACGCCGCTTACCTCGTTCCATAACTCAACGTGTCTGGGAATGAAGCCGAGGGCAACAGCAATAATGCTGCCGGTCCCCACTCCGGTTCCCCTAACTATTTGGGGAGTCTGCATTTTATTTACCTTTCGATATACGGAACAGGCCGGTTTTGAGTTCCGGCCTGCCGTTCAAATACTAACCATATCAACAACTTAGATCGTTGGGTTAAGAGTCGCGGCGCATTCCAAACGCGCAAAATATGGATCGTACAAAATCCCGCCTCCCCACCAAAATTTCCAGCCGACCGAACCGCGTTGACCCAAAGGATCGCTTTTATCGGGCTTGGTACCGGTAACTATCGGATAGCCCGAAGTGTTTCCGCGAAGAGGAACGGTGCAGGCTGCGTCCTGCCCCATAATAAAAATAGGGTAAACGTCCGCGTAGGTTCCGGAGGTCGTTATCATGGAACCGGCCGCGCCTCCCGCATCGGACCAGGCGTAGAAAAGAGAGGTCGCGAGAAATCGTATGTTTGCAACAGCGCCAACTTCATAATCCGAAAGCCTCATGTCGGGATTTCCGTACTGCTCGACAGTCTTAAAGCCGGGGAGGGCTTCAAGGTCGGCAACGCAATCGGTGCTGCACATTGCTACAAAGGACGATTGAATCGGCTGACTGGCAAAGTTCGGAGTCGATTTCAAAATCATCGTGATTGGCTTCGCCTTCTGGATTCTCAGATATCGGACGATCTTTTTAAGCTGGCCGACTGTGGTGAAGGTATTGACGGAACTTCTCGCTGAACCGTTGCCGTAATAGACTGTAACGCCCGCGCTTATGCCGGAAATGTTTAGCAGTTCCCGCGTTTCGGCCATTTGCTCAGAAAGAATGCTTCCGTATTCCTGTACCACATTGTCAGGATGAAGGTCTTCAAGAACATCGGAATAAGCTACAAAATCCCCGAATTGCTGAAGCTGGACTACAACGTCGGTATAGGTGGGTTTTTCGCCGGAAGGGGTCACACCTTCGGCCAAGGGCGTAAGCGCCGGGTTGATCCGGTTGTACCGCCTAAAAATAACGGTTCCGGTGTTCTTCTTGGGTAAGGGCTTTACCTGTAAAACGAGTTCGGTAATCATGCCGGGAATAGCTCGTTTTAAAAGCTCCTTCCAGGCGTAACCAGCCTCACGCGGTTTTAAGTCTCCGTATTTTTCTATATCGGCCATCTATTTACTCCCTCTTCTCCATCTGGCGGCTAAAAGAAGGAGGTTAAAAACGCAAGGTCCCGGACAGCTTATTTAAAAGCCATCCGGGATTCCGTTTTCTTAGAGCGTCCCGCCCGTCTTCAGCGCGATGGAATATAAGTTGTTTAACTAATCGTCAAATCCCCCGTCAAAATCGTTTTCATCCTTCTTTGAAGGCTCACCCGAAACGCGCCGCTGTGAACTCGGAAGACTACCGGAGGCCGCACGCTCTATTTGCTTGGCGCGGTCCTTTGCAGCCTGATCGCCCTTACCAGCTTCGCTTGCTACTCGCTCGACTTCCTTTAGGGTCTTCCATTCCTTGAGCCGCGCAATAGCCGTTACCGGGTCGCACCCGGCGTAACCCTTGGAAGCGTACCAGTCCCAATAGGGTTTATTGCTTTGCGCGGTAATCTCGTAGTAGTCCTGAACGCCAGGAACATAGTTTCCCTGCTCGTCATAGTAACCGCGAGTTACCGTGTTCTCCCACTGAAGCGCGAAAGTTGTATCCTGAACCGTTTTCAGTTTCCCGGCATCGATGTCGCCAAAGAGTTCTTTTATTTTCTTTGCCGCGATCCGTTCCGCTTCAATACCGACTGCGGCCTTGGCTTCCGGGAAGTCGTTAAAAAACTGAGCGACTTCATCAGGATACTGGAACTCTTCAGGCTCTTGAGCGCCTGCCGGTTTCAGTTTGCCCTCAGTTTCTTCGAGTTTTTTTCGAGTCTCAGCAAGTTCCTGTTGGCTCTTGGTGAAAGCGGCCTGGTTGTCCTTGGCCCGCTTTTCGGTTTCTTCGGCCTTAGCCTTCCAATCTACGGTTTCTTCCGGTTTTGGTTCTACTTGCTCTTCTTGCCCTTGCTGCTCTTCTTGCCCCCGGTCAATTTCGTCCCCGGCTTGCTCGGGACCATCCCCGGAATCATGTGACCGCCTTCCCTCTTGCTCGATGCTTTTGCCATCTTTTCCATCCTTTTCATCGAAGCCGCCGTCAAAATCGTTAGCTTCTTGATCTATGTTTTGAGTTCCCATTACGGTCTTTCCCTTCCTTTGCGGCGAATCCTTTTTTCGTTAGGGGCGCTCCCGCACGAGTCCTTTAGAAAAAGGGGCCTTCAGGATTTAAGGTTTACTTGCCTTTTACTGTTCGATTTTATGTCCAGGTTCCTGTTGCAACAGATGTGATTGTGACTGCTGGAGCCGCCACGTTGGTTACTTTCACGACGAATTCACGCCAACCGCTTAAAGGAATTGTCACCCCGCCAGAGCCTGCACTATTGACGGTGACGCCTGATCCGCCCGTAAGCGCGGATGTAGCAGTGGTATACACATTGATGATTCTCAGTCGGTAGGAGGTGCCAACAACCGGGCAGTGAAGCGCCTTGACTATGTTCACTGCCGAATCAGTCACAAGAGTGGTTACTGCGGTAGAGCCGGTAATCGTACAATCAACCGAAGCCACGCCGCCTGTAAGAACTGCCGTAGTCAATGTAAGAGACGCAGCCGAGGCAATAGTGTTTGAAACAGCCATTTGCGTCGATGCGCCAGAACCTGTCCAGACACCGTTTGATCCGGAGGTGAAGAACGCGGTTGTGCCGGGATTTACTATAACGCCAGCCGTTGAGGCTTGCCCGTTGATCGTGTCGCTGGTTGCGCCCTGTGGGGGATATACAAACAAGGGGTTCGCGCCGAGGTTCACGACTGCGCATTCGAGACCGGCAGACTGTGAAGTGGTAACTACAACAGTCCCCGGCAAGTTTACGCCAGCATTAGCGCCAACCGTGGTAACAATCGCGATCTGGTTTGTTAATTGTGTTCCGGTTGCTTGCGTCGTCCCTGCCGCCGACACGCCGGTCTGGTAATTCTGTGTCATGAGCGATCCAACATAGCCCTCGCCTATGCCATTCGAATACCAAGCGCCTGCGGTAGAGCATGAATACAAAGTCATGCTTCCCACCATCTGAGATACGCCGGTGGCCGTGGCGATATCATTGATGGTGTCTGTACCGGAGCCAAATACCTGAACAGCATTGGCGCCGTGGTTGATAACGTAAATATCGAGGCCGGGGGCGCTCGCAGGCAACTTGATTGAACTTCCCGCCGCTGCCGTGGTGATACGGTTGATGTCACCGGGAAGAAGCGTTGCGCTTGCCTGGCCACCAGAAGCGTAAGCGGTGATATTGTCACAGGAAAGGACTGTATTAAGCGAACCGGAAGAGCCGACACCGGCTTCGAACCCCCATGAACCAACGCCGGCGCACATGAAAAGGGCAATATCATAGGCCGGAATTGGGACACCCGTTGACCCGGCAACGCCGTTTATCGTGTCCGCCCCTTGAGCGTAAACCTGAATAGGATTGGCCGTAGAATTGTAAAGAAGAACAGGTATCCCCGGCATCGAAGGCGGAAGTAAAACACCGTCACCAAGAATCGTACCCGAACTCGGAGCGGTTGAGGTGGCGACGCGGTTTAGTTGCGCGATTAACGGAGTAGCGCCGACACGTGTTCGGGTTGTCCCTGCGATGATCCCATTTTGAGCCGACAACGTTATCAGGTCAGTGAATCTTTTCTTGTTGACCTCGGTTTCCCACATTTCCTTAACTCCCTTTACCTAAAAGGTTCTTGGCTATCTGCGGCAAGGCTTTGATCTTTCGCAGAATCAGCACTGTTCCAATCACAGCTTCAGGAGCCATATGGTTTAAAAGCCCCTCAAAAGCGTTTTTCTCCTGCTCTTCTAATTCCTCGACAACCGCGGCCCAGTTTTCCGAGCCCTGCATACTTGCTATTTTTCTATGACGTTCGCGTTTATCCATTTGGCGGTCCTCCCGGAATCATGGGATTTTGGCTTGGCGGCGGTCCAATAGGTTCTTGCCCCGGAGGCGGAGCAATCCCGGCTTGCGCTGCCATCTGCATGGCCTGTTCTTTTTCCTGCTGAATTTCTTTTTCGGAGAGCATGAATTGATCCGGGTCAAGGTCACGCAGCTTGTAGAGTTCCCGCATGTTCGCATCAACCTTAACAAGAAACGCCGTCCTATCGCTTCCCATGAACATTCCAAAAAGCTGTTGAACCGCCATGCCCTTACGCATCTTGTCGTTAAACGCCGCAAAGCCCGTTGCTTGTATTTCGAACTGCCCCTTGATCGCTTCGTTTGGATCGGTCATCATCAGGTAGTGGTAAATCGCAGTTACGTCCGGCTCGATATGGCCTTCGTCGATGTTTTTTATGATCTGCCCCTGCTGCTTATTGGCAGATTCAAGAAGCTGTGAGGATTCAAAGGCGGTCTTCGGAGCCTGTTTGCTGCGTTCGCCCTGCATCATGCGAGGAACGCCCGACTCTTCATCCCCGATTCTTTCGGCAGTATTTAACGCTTCGATCATCTGGCCACCGATAAAAGGCGGCGATACCCATGTCACGGCATCTGAAACCGATCTTACCCAATCTTCCAACTCATACCCCGCGCCCGGTCGCATGTTCATGTCCTGCCCCGGCTTGAAGGCCCCGGATTTATAGAACCGGACAAGGTTGCTGGAAAGTGCGGCGCTATCTATAAAGGCCCGCCAGAATCCATTCTGCATGATCTGAGAGTCTTGCACGTTCTCGCAGATCCCCACGCCTTGCTTTTCGTGAGGCAGAACTTCCCAATATGCTTTATGGAAACCGCGCGCTTGAAGCGGGAAAGGATTGGGTTGCGCCGGATAGATTTCAATGCCCGGTTCTGTCTGGTTTTTCCCGCCAGCGACAAAGGCAATGACGGTTATGATTTCGCGTTCCTTGCCACGCTGAGAGGCTTCTGTCTGCGCCAAAATCCGGTCCTTGTGATCTCCCAACTTATCAACGGGAACGCGCCCACGGAACTCCACAACCTCTATCCCGCGCCGTCTCCACTCGAGTCTTTGCCTTCCGGGGGACTCACTTGAGTCAGCGCCCTGAGTGATCGTATCCTGATAGGCCGAAAGCGCCTGGTTGATTGCACTCTTGTCATAGCCCGGCATATCTTCGAGCCTTCGCACCATGCCCGAATCCATCATGACGCGCTGAATATCTGCAAGGCCGGGCTCATATTCTGTTGCTTCCAGGTCCCAAAAGTAATCCCATAGGTTCACATGCTCGACGAGCGGGATATTCATCATGCTTTCAACTGGGACGTGCCGCCCGAATTTCGAGGCAAGCATTAACTGAACGGGGGCCGGAAGCCAGGAAGCCACAAGTGGAGGCCTGAATTGATAGGACAGGTCTTTTCTTTGACGGACCACCGGGGCCTTATGAACGCTCATCCCGTAGATTGCGGCTTCAAGGTTTGAGGCCATAAGCGCGTGATCGTATTTTTGAAGCTGCAAAAATCCTGATATTTTCTGCTTCATGTTCAGAGCGCGTTCGGCGATCATTTGTTCGGGTAAAGGGAACTGCCCTTTTGGCGAATCGGCAGGCGTGATGTTAAAAGGCATCTGGCCGGCTTGAAACTGAATGTCGTTTATCTGAGAAACAGAACTTAAAACCTTGCGCCGCGCAAAGCGGATAAAGACCTTGCTACGCCAATCGTGACCCTCTAGCGCCTTCCATTTTGCAAGATTCGATTGAGAGTACCTTCCGAGAAAAGCATCGTAGGAAAGCTCCCAAATATCCTCTAAGGGCTGTCGTTGCTGCTTGAAGTTGTCGTAAACTTCCTTCACATACGACACAAGGCTCCGTGATTTGTTAAGCTCTGCCAAATCTTGGCTCCGCAAATAAAAAAGGCCCCAATCCCCGCACGGGAGAAAGGAGCCCATTTTCTTAGGTTATCCTAATGGAAAAAATAAATAGCTGCTATGGTTCGACGGTTTTATCTATGTTGATGATATACCCGAATTTTCCCCGCTTGATCGTGATCGAATCAAAGTCATTATCGAGCCTTGCGTTAAGGCTTGCAATTAACTCGTTACTGTTTTTAGCCTTATTGAGCTTCAGACTTCCGGAGCCTGGAGACTTTAGCCAGCTTTCAACGAGATTGCTCAATTAGTCTTCCTCCCCGTCTTCCTTAAACCCATCATCGAAATTACCGTCATCGGCAAGGCTTAACTTTTGGATTTGAATTTCAACCCGTTGATCTTTTTCCGTCTTGCCGTTTCGTATCTCTTTGCTGTTCCGTATCTCGGTTATCTGGCCGGTTGCCTTGATGGTAATCTCGGTCCCGGTTGTGAGTTTACCGGCGTCGATGCCAAGTTTTTCAAGCTCTTCATCGCAAAGAGAAAGCCGTAAGCCGTAAGGGTATTTGTCGTAGTAGTCATGGGATACTATTTCTGGCGCGTCTTTGCCGGTTGATTTCTTCGGCTTTGGGCGTTTGAGGTCGGTTAGATCGGTTTTCATATCCCTCCTCTTTCATCGAAAGGTTCAACTTCAACGTTGAATGCCGCCTGCCCGCGTCGATAAATCCTGTAAGCCGCCAGCGCATAACCAAGAGCAAGGACAGACACGAAATGTTCACCTTCGTTTTTCTCTACCCGCAAATCCTCGGCAACAGAAGAGAGCTTCCCGGAATAATCAGAATCGGTCCCGTCATGAAGTTTCGGCGCATAGTCCCGGATGAATTGGAAGTAAACAGGCGTCGAGTTTTGCTCTTCCACAAAGGGCGCATCAATTAAGCCAATCCTGGAAATCCCCGAATGGGTGCGGTTCCAATCGTGTAGCATCTGCATATAGGCTTCATCAAAGCCGTTTCCATACCACCGTTTGCACATCCATCTCTTCGCAGCCCCCGACATGAATTTGAATATGTTCCCCGGCATCCCATCGCAATCGGTCACTATCCAAATCTGATCGGAGTCAAATTCTTCCGCAATGATTACCGCAGCGCCACCATCTGCTGTCGGCCAAGCCATACCACCGATAATCAGGCCGTAATCCCTGCCGGTCAGATCGTCGTGGAAGTATTCTTCCTGCTCGGTATTAAATCCCTTTTCAGTGAAGCGGGACTTTATCAATTCGGGTCCTGCTCGTAATAAACAATTTCGGTTCCCACCCGGCGCCTGAAAAGTATGGGTTCGCCGTCCAGTTCGAAATCAGCATCGAGCGCGTAGGCGTTTGTAATCGTTAGCCGTCCAGATCTGAACAGGTCAGTCATTGTCACAAACACATTTATGGCGTGGCATTCCTTGAGAACCTTATTCAAAGCCGCGTCGGTATCTTTTACGATCTGGCCGAGAAAATTGTGCATGACCATACCTTGAAGCTCAGTCTTATTATGAAGCAAGTGCAACGCCATCGAAGAATCCTTTTCGGGTTAATGCAAGTGCGCCCGTCTCGAAAGCTTTCGCCCCATGCGAAAACTCGTCGTGAACCGGACGGTCGGAGAACACGCCAAACTTTTCATTCCACTCTTTTCGGTAATTATCGAGGCAGAGGATTCCGCGCTCACACTTTTCTTTGTCAAACCATACGCGAGGAAGGATTTTTCTTACGGCCTCTATGCCATCAAGCTCTTTCGAAATGCGCGGTACGATCTGGAAGTTTAAGCCCATGTTCTTCGCCGACTCCCATCGGGTCTTCGTCTTTTCATGCCCAAGTTCCCTGACATTGAGGTCATGCGGGCCATAATGAGAACCATAACGATACCGGTGCTCCTTGGCTATCTCGTCGAGTTTGCGCTTATAAAACCCCATGGCCTCGCCGTTATGCTCGAAATAGTTGATAGCTCGGATCTCTTGACCATGAAGCTGCCAAAACCAGATCGTCATGGAATCATCCATGCCAAGATCCCAATAAGTATTTACCGGCAAGCGAGGATCGAAAGGGACCTCCGTTATGCGCTTTTGAAGTCTTGCTTCCGTCATTTCGTTTCGATAATAGGCTCCCTGGATCGCCGCCTCAAAAGCCTCTTCCGGGGTAGACGGAAACTCGCGCTTCATTTCGTCTTGCTGTGTTGCGAGTTTTTTAGCGTACCAAGTCTTTTGACCAGACGTTAGGGCGATGTCTATTTTCTGTTCGACTTCCTCAAAATAGTCCCGCAAATCCTTTGGGATAACTACACTCTCGCAATCATCAAGCGTGTAATCCGGATGTCTCCACCAGGGCGCGAAGTGGAACTTATAATCCATTTTCGTAAGGCTTCTGCCCTCTTGCGCTGCTTTTTGTGCTGAGTCGCAATAAGTATAGAAATAGCCACCCCTGCCTTCCGCTGTCGATTCGATAAACACGAAATTGCCGGAATGGACCGTGTTAAGAGAGCCGGTTACTATTTCTTTCGCTTTTTCTGGAAACCTTGCGCAAATCTTTCCGAACTCGCTTATGAGTAAATATTGAAGGGTTCCGGACCTGACGGACGTTGCAACCCGAATTGACGATCCATTGCAGAATGCAAGTTCGTTGGCATTATCGGTATCGGCTGGCCTTGCCGCCTTAATTGTTTCCGGGAGGTTGTTGTATGGAAACTGAACCTTGTGCTCGAATATCTTCCCGGCATCCTGAATAGTGTGAGCTATAACGGCGCATTCGACATTGGAATTGAATAGAGCGCAATCGAGCATAAAGATACACAGAAACGTAGTAAATCCAAGTTGACGGGCTTTCAATATGAGATTTAAATACCACATTTGCCGATAGAATTCCTCTTGCGCCCAGTTGAGTTTAAATTTTACTTTTTGCCCGTGCTCATCGATGATCCAGTAGAGATTATTAAGCCTTTCGTACTGGTCACTCAGAATCTGTTTGGCTCGTAGGTAGTCCTCTTGTGCTTCCATCTATCTCGTCCAGAAGGCTTGATATGCCGATTTTGCCGGTATGTTTCATTTCATGCTTTTCCACTGCCGCCAATCCGTACAGCTTAGCCCACCGCTCTTGCGCCGCCCCCTTGTCCCACGTTTTCACCTTCTTGGTATACTCGGCGACCGAATTACCTTCTTCGTCCTTTGACCAGCTCGTCACTACTTCAATGGAGGAGACGGCCCCGGCGATGTCGTCATCGAGTTTATGAACCGGCTTCAGGTTCCCGTTCTCATCGTAGAGTTTCCGAATGTCTTGATGGGCTATTTGGGCGATATGATAAAGCGCGGTTTGCGTGGCGTATTCCCTGACGGATTCTTTGGCTATACCAACAACTTCGGCCCAATCCTCACCCCTTGCCATTTGATTGTTGAACGCCTGAGTTGTTAATCCAAGGAAAATAGACAATCCAGTGACTGTAGGAAATTCGTCTTTACGCTCGCCCTTGCCGAGTCCGTAGAAATATTCCCCAATGGCTTTAGTAAAATCATCTAACGTCTCATATCGAAAGCTTGATTTCTTATCGGAATTTGTCTTGTTCCGCCGAGCAAGAGAACGCATCTTTATGTGAGGTTGCCAGGGGAGATACATTATCCGTTACCACGCTGTGATAATTCTTCTGGAGCCAATTCGCAGATAAACGCGCCGTCCCGTTCCGCTCTCGCTCCAAAGCAGACGCCAAAATCCTTATCGTCTGCATAGTCGCAATCCGAGGCATTGGGGCATACTTCATTGGGTTTTAACAGGATCATTCACTTCCCCTGCAACTTCTGAATCACCGCAAAAAGAAGCTGAAATATCCCGTTGCTCTTAACTGCCGGGATCAATGACAGCGCCTCGGATACAGCCAGAAGAGCCGCAAAAATTATCGCATAGGTATTGTTGTCCATATTCACTCCAGTATCGCTATTAGCCCGGTAATGAGCATGATTACAAGGGCGACGGCAAAGACTAGCCCCAACCCCACCCCCGTTCCAAGTACCTTGTAGAAATAATCAAGCCAATCCTGGATCATTGTATTTCCTCCTGCGGGCGGTTCCTTCCTGACAGGGGCAAGCCCCGCCCGCCTTGGTTGACTATCAACGCAAGAGGTTATTTCTTTTTAAGTCCGAACCGGCCCCATTGAAGGACAAACCCAAGACACTTCCACATGGTGTCCTTGATCCGCTTCTCTCCAATCCCCCCGCCAATTTGCAGGTCAAAATTCTTTGGATCAACACAAGAACTGACTTCGTATTGTTTGAATCCAGTGATAGTTTCGGCAACTGTTATGCTGGTTTTCTCATCGAATTGTTTCGTATTCACTTGGCCGATGAATCCATCAACCATTTCGGGAGTTACCTTCGATGGATCTTCCCCCATAGGGAAATATGCAGCTTCGAAGACTTCCTTTGGCGACCACGAAGTATAGCCGTCAGGGTATTTCACCTCGTATCCATCGGCTCCCGCCGCATGTTTCCCGGCTGGCTTGTGAGCCTTTGCCGGTTTTGCTTCGATAATTTTCACACCAATGTAAAACGCCATTTTACTTTTCTCCCCTATATCTTATTCTCGTCAAGTTTGTGGTCGCCGCACCAATCTTCAAACGCTTTCGCTATTACTCATGCGTCCCACTTAATCCCATCGCTCGTTATCGTCGGCTTTGCCTGGCACTTGCATTCATGCCTCAAGTCTAATTCGGCCAGCTTCATAAAATACCAAGCCTCGATCACCCGAGTAAGTTGTTCCTCTGACATACCCCTCAACTCTGCCTTGGCGGCCTTGATATACTCTTCACACTCGGTAGCCAATTCGTGGGCGCGGCAAAGGATATCATCGGGGGTTGGGTTCATTGCCCTAAGATCCTCTTGAAGACCTCGACGAGTTTTTCTCCGAATATCAGGCCGATCAACACGATACCGAAGACTGCCCCAAGAGCGATTAATGGCCACATAGCTACGCCGCTTTCACTTTTGCCAGATCTGCAACCAGTGCCTGCATGTCAAAACCGTTAGGGGCTGGCTTTTGATCGGTGACAAAATCCTCAGAGATTACACACCATGCCTCAAGGCCAAGACCCCACCACCAATTGTCGGTCCCCCGTTGATCTTTGGCCCAGGTAATCAGATTGAGCCAATGAGGCTGGAACCCGAGAAGTGGAACGCCATGACCGCCAAGCACCTGGTCATTGGCTTCGAAATCCATGCCTCGTGGGATAGTCCACGCCGACTCGCCCTTGAATTGATCTTCCATGAACTTGTCTACCTGGATGGCCGAGAATACCCCGCCAAACCAGTAGATAGCAGCATTGAGCGCATTAATATCGCGGATGTCAATCTGGGCATATGCGCCGATCTTATGGCCTGCTATGCCGGTGTTGTTCCAATATTTCAGAGCGTCGGCCAATGTCGTCCCATTGTCGGTCGGATTATTGCCTTCGCCGTCCGTCCTGCTCGGATCGTAGCCGGTAATGGCCGAGTAGGTGGAAACTATGTCCTGATCGCTCGGAATGAACAAATTTCCGTTCGCCGCGGTAAACGACATTATCATGTGGCCCGCGCTTGCGATCACGCAGTCGCCTATCTCGTCGTTTTTCATCATCGGCCACGACTTGACATTCTGCGCCCAATCCCATTTTGCTGGGTGGGTTAGAAACGGAGCGGCGATATAATTTGACAGTTTCAGGTGCCTGTTATCGTGTTTGTATGGCAGGGCGCCGCGCTTTAGTTCGCTCATTGTTTTGTTTCTCCCTCTACATCTCGTAACTTCTCCCAAGCGCCCTTCCAGCCGTGCCACTGCATATTGACGTCGTGGTCGGCGTAGCCACCGGGAGTTTTATCGCGCAAAGATCCAGGGGTTCCCCCGGCCTCTTCTACAAACCACAGCTCATATTTTGCCTGGCATTCGCTCATCTTACTTTATTTCCCCCTTGGCCTTGGCCTGCGTAACGAGAGAGTTAAGCTGTTGGATATACCCATCGATTGTTGTCAACTCGCCCTGGATGGTGGAAGTCAGCGCGCCGCTGGAACACATGCCGTTGAGAATACCTATGCCTGCGTCCACCTCGGCAACAATCCCGCTTACGCCTGCAACGGCGCCGGCTGCATCCACGACGCCTTTAGCGTATTCGGTGTAATAGTTCGCCGCCGCGCACACATCAGGGACGGCGGTATTAGTGATGAACCCATTGATGTCATTAATGATGTTGGTTCCGGTCGAACCGCATCCGCCTGTTACTGCTAAAGTCAAAACCATCAATCCGATTGCGAAATACTTTTTCATCTCTTTGCTCCTTGTTAAAGTTTTAATGCCATTTTTTTAATTCGATTGCGCCTTATTAAAGTTTTTTGGCAGATCAATCATGCCCTTTAATCGGCGCGTCGCATCCTCTGAGCTTATGGACTGTTTGTATTCTCGTTATCTCAACCTCGTGGCTGTCCCTGCTCTCATATAGCTCTTTCACTGAGATCGATAGCTGCCGCATAGTTTCGGCCAGTGGCGCAATGACGAGCCTTACGAGATAAACGATCATGCCGATATTTAACACGCCGATCAATCCGATTACTGCGTTGCCCATGTCTGGCATGTTCACGTGTCTGCCCCGTCAACCGACTTATATTCCGAGTTATCCTCATCACACCCCCGGCAGTGTCTCCCATAAATCAAATCCTCGCCGTGGTATTCGCAGCTATCGCAATCCCGCTCCCGCGCATTTTCGCTCATGCTTTTTCCTTGTAGAACAAATGGCGTCCTATCTGCCGGATGAATTGCATATGATCGGCCCAGCCTGGATGACAGTAAGGAGCGTGATAACACACAGCCCCGGGGACCGGATCGGGCAGGTTCCCTTGGATTACATTCTCTGCCAGGATGGTGAAATGATCCGGGATGCTATCGATGATTGCGATTGCCTTTTGATACCGGTCACAGTGCGGGTCGGTCCATGAAAATTGCCATGTGGCTAGGATAACACTATGATAATCATGTCCCCACCAGCACGGATGCTCCACGCGGTTGCGGACTACCCACCCGACAGCAAGCTGCCCTTCGGGTGGCTCCCCTTCGGCTTCGGCCCAAATGCAGAGCGCCAAAAGGGTCTGATCGGCGAGACGCGATAGTGTTGGATCGGGGGTCATATTAGTTGCACACTCCTATCGGCCAGCCGGCGAACAATCGCAGCAACGACAGGTCGCGCTCGTCGGCACAAGCCGGTCATCGACTGAAAGCGGAACTCAAAAAATACTTGTCACCCGCCTTGCTTTGCCTGGACGAACTCGGCTTTCTTCCTATCGATAAACGCGGCGCCGATCTGCTCTTCCAGATTATCAGTCTGCGCTATGAACAGGGGTCCATGGTGATCACTTCGAATAGAGCGTATAAAGACTGGCCTGGTATCTTCAACAACGATTCAACTCTTACTTCGGCCATACTTGATCGGCTTCTTCACCACGCCGAAACGGTTCTCATCGAAGGCAAAAGTTATCGGATGAAGGGCGAGATTGAATCATGATTGCCCGCCGCCGGTATCTAATACTCTTTAGACCCGGCGGTCTCCATGTTCATATATCCAAACATTTTTAAACCGCCATTTTTGCTACATTTTCACGACGCCGCTAACACTGTCGGCTTGCTGCTTATGCCTTAGTCCAGTCGTCTACGGCCTGATCCCAGGCGCTCAGATTGCGCCGTCCGAAATACTTGATCCCCGCTCGTTCCCGGAAAGCGCACGCGCACTCGTGCACAGCGCCGGCGTACTCCTCGCTCATTTGCCCAGCCTTATTGTCAGCGCGGAACTTGTCGGCAATCGAAAACATCATGGGTGATGCAATCTTTTTTGCCCGTTTGTGTATTTTCCGGGCATCTGAGGCCGTAAACCTGATCACAGGCCTATCTATTTGCAGGGGGCGTTTCGGAGCTACTTTTGCCCGTTTTTTCTGACAACGCGACAGTTTAGGCATAGCTCTACCGTGCCCTTCGTGCTGAGTTTTTATTTTCCCTAGTCGCCGCCGATTGGCCCGTTCGGGAAGGTGAAATCATCAATGCC